TTTTTACTCCAGCTAATATAGCCCGTACTAATGTACGGGCTATATATCGTTAACATCTTCTTCACTAGTGGATGTTTTTTCTTTATCACTTGGAGATATTGCACTTTCTGGCCCAATCTTGAGTGTTTTCCAGTCAATGTGTGAAGTAAATGATATTTCTTCATAATCTCTCATTTTAACGCAGTCAAAAGTAATACAATTATCCTGCTTTGTCCATGCGTTTACAGCAAAGGCAGCATCAGCGGCATCTAATAATCCTTTCGCAAATCTAGCTTCTCCCGTAGCGTCTGTTTGATACGGAGAAACTACTGGCCTCTCATACTCTTGCGCCATAGCTTTAAGGGCTTTACTTACTTCGATTTGCTCTGTCCAATCATATTGGCCACTTCTATGTGTATTTGATCTTTTTACTTGATTAACATAGTCAACCAAGATTACTGCAGGGTCTAGTTTAGCTACTTTCTTATCTAACTCACTTCTTATTGTGGCTAGTGTCATTGAAGGGTCATACACTATATCTAACTGTTTTTCCGGTAATAACTTACACTTTATTAGATCTGAATGTAACTTATCAAAGTCGTTATGTTTTTTGTATTTGTTGTAAGCCTCAACTCCCCCATCAAATCTATCAGACCACCATTTAGCTACTGTTTGCCACTCTCCATGAGATAAGTTTCTATTTCTTAGATTAAAGGCGGAAACTCCAGTAGCTATAGAACACATACGTTGAAGTGTAGCTCTAGATGACATCTCTATTGTAAAATATATTGATGACCGTCCAGCATTGTATGTGTTTACTGCCATATTAGCACAAGTTAATGACTTACCAGCGCCTCTTCTACCACCAATTAATATGTAGTCCCCGGCGTTGAATTTAACTTGGGAATCATAATCGGCATTTAATCCAAGAGTAAATGCCTGTTTGAGCTCTTCCTCAGATTGGAATAACTCAATTCTTTGCATATCTTGAGAGTAGTCTTTTAAATCTACTCGTTCTTCTATGTGAAATACAATGTCCTGTATTTTTTCTACGTTTTCTTTAGCAGATTCCGTCATAATGGATTCTTCTAAATAAATAGAAAGTTGTTCCATTATTTCTTCTTGAGTATATTCATTCTTTAAAAACTCAAGAAGTTGTGCATTATCAATATCTACATCTTCTGCTAATTGTATAGCGTATACTTTGTCTAGTAATACGTTGCTTCGTATTGATAACTTTAAAGCATCGAAAGAAGGAATACTACTAAAGTCTTCAAAGTACTTATTTATTACACCGTAGATACCTTGATATTCTGAGGGTAGATAATGCCTTCTGATTCTAGACCAGGTTTCGGAATCTGCTTCTAATATAACTTTTTTGAGTAATATAGATGTTATATTCAAACAGAACTCCGGAAATATACTAAGAGCCGCTTAAATAAACGACTCTAGATCTCGCTTCTACCATTGGTAGATGAGGCATGGATAATAGCGGGGGCGAACCCCCGCTATTTGGGCTGAGTATGAAGAGGAGGATTTTTACTCAGCGGCACCTGCTTTAGCTTTTTTGCCTGCTCCATCGTAGTCAGAAATTGTGATTCCACGACGTGTCAGCATGGTACGAATGCCTCTAGGAGTCTTGCCAAGAATCTCTGCAAGCTTCTCAACGGTATAATCTTGTACGTCTCCAAGAGCTGTAAGAGGATCAACTTTATCCTTAGCTTTACTTTCGTTCTGCTTAGGAATCGAGTCGATATCGCCTGCACGCATAAGGCTAAGGGCTTTACCTCTAACTGAATTGAGTGGCTTACCGAGTGCGTCTGCAATCTCTTCCAGGAAGCACCCATCTTTAGCCATATCAATAAATACAGCTTCTTCTTCTACCGAGTAAGAACGCACGGTTTCTGGTTTAGGGGTAGGTTTAACGTGCTCAGTAAGTTCTAAGGAAAGAATCTTACCTTGGATTTGCTTTGCAGTAAATCCTTGACCGAAATGTTCAGCGATTTCAGCGTATGTATAAGAACCAGAGTTACCTACAACGAAGTTTTCTAGTTCAGCGGCTTGTTCATCACTAAATCTTTTTTGAGCGTTACTTGAGGCTAGCTCAACATCATAATCCATCTTACGAAGTTTGCTAGAAATAGAACGGTTAGTTGTTTCGAATTCTACAGCGGCTTTAGCTACTGTTTCTTGGGTTACGGGACTTTCGTCACCAATGTAATTTACTAGAGCTTCTGTGCGCTCTTCTGTCCACTTAGGCAAGTTTGCCATAATTAATCTCCTAATAATTGGTTAAGGTTTGTGATAATGGTAGTTTTGCCAGATGCTCTGGCAGCTTTTGTTTTTGCGGATTCTATTCCGCTCTCATTAACTAAATATGTTACGTTTGTTGCAGTTTTCTTTACCTCATAGCCCGCAAGCTCTAAGGCTCTTTCAGCGTCTGCTTTTACTTTAAAACTCTTTACTTTTCCGGTAATGCAAACACTTCCTTTCTTCGTACTTCTTTCTACTGGTTTATCGAATGCAGGATCAAATGGAAGGAAAGGTTTAATTTCATATAAATATGTATTATTGTACCAATCCATCAAGTTACTAACGGCTTTAGGTCCAAGTCCAGCCTCTTTTGCTTTTACATCAGTTAAGTCTTCCAATTTAGATATTGTAGAGCTTAACTTTTTCGTGGCAGAGTTGCCAATAAGAGGAATACCAAATGCGGGTAATACTTGGTTAAGACTACTTTGTTTTGATTTTTCAATCTCCATGTATAATTTAGAGCCTAGTTTTTCGGAACCTAAAGCCGTAATCAAATCGCTTTCCGTTAAATAGTACAAATCTATAATAGACGTAATCTCTAATTTTTTAATAGTCTGTGGGCCGAGTCCTTTTATCTTTAACTCTTTAGCCCAATGTTCAATAGATTTTGCCGTCTTAGCTCCACAAGTATTACTACAGCAGTATAAAATCCCATTCCTATTTTCTAGGACTGACTGACAGCTGGGGCAATTTGTGGGGGCTGTAATTTTCTGCATTTATACCTTTTCCCATTCTTTAGATTATATTATACCTTAATATAGCTAAAAAGTCAAGAATTATTTTTTTACACCCGACGAACAATTCTAGGTATAATATCGCCAGATCTTACTACTTCTACGTCACAACCAATTTCTAGATCTAAATCATTTATATAACTGATATTGTGAAGTGTGGCTCTAGATACGGTTGCTCCATCAATGTTAACTGGCTCTAATATAGCTACTGGAGCGACTATACCACTTTTTCCTACTTGCCATATAACATTCGTTAATTTTGTTACAACACCCTTTTTTCTTTCTTTTAATGCGTAAGCACCCCTGGGATGGTGTTCTGTATACCCCATAGAATCAAAATAGTCATTTCTATCAAGTCTAAATACTGACCCATCTTGAGGGTACTCGGATAGATCTAGATCAAGGGTAGTAAGAAACCCCATAGTAACTAGCTGTCTCATATCCTGTACGTATGTGTTATAAATATATGGCTGTATACTATATGCAAAGAAAGCTAAATCACGAGTTTTAAACTCTTCGCAATCTTTAAGCATTACTGCACCACTAGCGTAGTTTCTAGCATTTTCTATAGTTTTAGGGGCTACTAATTCACCACATATTTGATAGGGTATATTATCTATTGGGAAGGGGGCAGTTTTTGGTACTGGGAAAACTGGAATGAGGTGGCTAATATCTTGACCACGCTCTCCGTCGCCTCTAGTTAACATTGCTACTAGTCTACCAGAAAGGTAAATTAAAGATATAGCAGTACCATCTAACTTTGGAGTTTCAACAACTAGATCTTGTTTTAATACTGGAGGAGTTTCTCCTTTATAGAACTTTTGTAAAGAATACATTCTATACGGGTGTTCTACTCCATCTCTATTGTTAAATCCTACTTTATTATAGCCTAGCAAATCACAAAGGGAGTCAAACTCCTCATCGGAGATAATAGGACTCCCTTCATAATATTTTTTAGATGCGTATTGTAAAAATCCAAACATTTAAAGCCCTTTCTAAGTTTTATATAATAATTATACTAAACTTTAACGAGAAAGTCAAGAACTATTTGTAAATATCTCGGATAATATCTCCAAAGTACTCTTCTATAACCTCTCGGGCTTCTGCTAAAGAAATTATCTCTGCTAAAGCTCTAAATATAGCTTTTGTATTATCAATATCTAATGGTATAGTGATTCCATCCTTAGTCGGCTTCCACTCTTCATCAAAATCTAAATAATACTTCCTAATATGCAAGTATTCTGTGTCTTTAAACGTAGAAACCACAACTTTTATATTAGTGTATCCTACATCGTCAGACCAAACAATGCTCTCATAAATCTCAGGAGCTTCGTAAATTTCCATTAAAATTATTTCCTAATGCTTCATTAACTGACAGTACTGATACAACGTTAGCAGGCTTTATAAGTCTGAATGAGTCTGTATCCCAACAAAAAAGCAATAAGGTATCATCTGCTTCCTCTGACTTATTTCGCCTTGCTTTAATATAAGGAGTCGTGAAATCTAAAGTACAGACATTATATTTTAACTTATTAGAATTCACACTTCTATAAGTTATTATTGCATCGCCATATTCAATAACTAATTTTTTCAAGTTATTTTTGGTCATTAACTACTCCCATCAAGCCAAGCAAAAGCTCTTTTACTGGATGCTATATAGGGAGATTTAAGGGAGATGAGTTGGCGGAGGGAATTTTTAGCCCTCCTTTATTGTTGCACCAAGCTCTCCGTTAGGATCTCTTGTCAACCAACTCATTCCCTATTACGAAGACCGGTCATCGCCTCCGACCCACTTTGACCAAGGTAGGGTTTGGCACTTCAAGTATGCCCTGGCTTTCTAGCCTTACCTGATACTGTACCCAAGTATCTGGGAGCCTTTAGGAGCGGCTAACCACCTCGAAGCGGTCGAGGCCACCGGGCTATTTATTTAACGCAGAGATAACTCCGGTAAAATAAACAGCTGCCTTTCCAGTCAATTTGCTGATAATATCTTCATCAACTTCTTGACCCGCATCTTCAATTGCAGCCTTCAAAGCATCCTGGGAGTCCTCTTTGCTAACCCTGGCAGGCTTATCAGATTTACCTTTGTCGCCAGATCCACCCTTTTTAAGGTATACGCCAGCTTTTACTAGGATGATACGAACACCATTTACGGTTTCATCCATTTCTTCTGCAATTTGCTTTACAATTTCAATTGATGTTTCTTCAGTAGGTTTTGCATCTTTGTACATATCTACTGCTTGCGCTTTCTTTTCGTCAGTCCAAGCCACAGTTTTTCTCCTTGATTTTTTAGTGTTAGATCCTGGGCAGATTCCAATAGCAGCTAACTGTTGTTTGTAGAATCTTTCTCCCAAAATTGTCTCCTCGAAATTTTTATTTATAAAGTATTATACTTTTTTATAGTCAAAAAGTCAAGAACTTTTTTTAACTTCAATCATCCTCATCATCTGGTAATAG